CGATTGTTGAGTTGCTTGTGCTTCGCCTTAGGGCTAACACAGCAGAGTAACTTAACTATCAAGGCTCCTTAAGGAGCCGCGATAGATCATCCAGCCTTAAGGCTGGAAGGTCATATGAATAGACCTCCTCAGGAGGTCCTTTCATAGTAGCATTTCCCCATCTACGATGCGGAAGTACGTTATATCTTCCGTAAGGTCTACGACCTTAATCGGGAGATACCTAGAGATATTCTCTATAAGTTTAACTTTAAGAGTTATCTCTTCAATGTTGGCTCGGACTAAGTCCTTATACTCCTTATGGAATAAGCCTTCATTAACGAGTTCGTCCCATAATGAGGCGTAACGTCGTTTCCAGGGGGTGGTCGAGAATTTCTTGACCTCCCCCCGTTCAAGGAGCATTTCTCTGAAGAGTTCTGCCCTTGTGACAATCTCGATAATACTATCGAGAGTGTAAAATCTCTTTTCTCTAAGAGTAGAGATTAACCTCTTTAGACTTAAGTCTGTTGAGAGGTTTAATTCTTGACGAGCTTCATAGATCGTCAGGAAACGGTCACCCATGTCAAAAAGACCTAGGTCACCGGTCTTGTAAAAACCCATTTCAATGGGTTTTTCAAGTTTACCGATTTTGGTTTTCTTATGGAAACCTCTTTCGATATTATTTGTAGTGATCGACTTAAGTCGACGACTATAAATATAATTGGAGTCTCCTTCAAGGAGTCTCCAAATTAACCACTGAGTTGGACTCGGCAGAAATCTGAAGATTACTGGGAGTTCACCCGGCAGGTACAGATCTAACCCCCCCAATTCTTGGGGTAGTAAGATCTGATAATATAGTGAGGAACCTTCCTTAGGAAGGTAGTGCTTCATCCTTCGGAAGAAGCGCTGTCTCACCATAGATACCCAGTTCGGTTTAAACTTATCTGGGTTAAGCCATCTAAGGGTTTTACCCAAAGAAATGGCTTTTCCGATCGCAATATTGCGATCGTTCTGGACCTCCATACTCTTAGAGATGGGGGCCAGTAAACGGATCTTGATTGAATCTACGAACAATGAAGATTCGTAAGACTCCGTCGAAGAGTTTATACTCTTCGTCGAGAGTTTAAGATTCGCATCCTTAAGGAATAGAATCTTTTCACAATATCTTACAGCTAAAGCTGAGATAGCGTGTTTTTCAGCTGAGAGCTTAGCTCCGAGCTGAATATGGACTTCGGAAATTTTTTCCAGATAGTCCATTGGTCCGTGGGCGATGTGATCATCCCCACCGACAGCGAAGGCCCTCCATCTGAAGATGCAGGGCCCATCGTAACGTTTCTTAATATCTTTAGATATAAAGTAACGTATAGCTGTCTCCTCGCAGGTTAAACCATAGAGGGACAGTAAGGCTTTCGTCATGGGTTCACCCATGAGAATGCCTCTTTCCTTGATGAAGACTTCGCCTTCATCACGGAATTCTATGACTCTTTTACTGGTTACCAGATTGAGTCCTAGATTTATGATTGGATCGGTTAAACCGTATCCCATCATAAAATGCCCCGTAATTGATTTAATCATTTCCGGGTCTAAAGTATCCGTTGCCTCTTTGAGGTCGGAACTTAGGAGAAGACTTCCGTAGGACTTCTTCTCCTCTTGGTCGTAGAATTTAATTCTATCGGCCTTCCGTATCAGGTTGAGATATTCCCAAGCCTGATCCGTTCGCTCCAAACCCGCTTCAGCGGAAGGGTGGAACGATAGAACTTGCCTAAGGAGGTGACCTCCCGGCTGTTCTAAAATTGAGACCCACCATTTTGATGTGGTCACAATTCTACACTTGCCGCCAGGTTCTGGTACAGCAAGTGCCCGTGCGGGTTGGGGTTTTAAAACCCTCCCCGTACGATCTATGTACCCCTCGGCTTCAGCCGTAAGGAGTGCACAGAAAAGGATTTGTTTGCCTAAGGCTTCATCAAATCCCCA